ATATCCATGAGATGGATGGCTACCTATTTTTACATTAGCCATTATCTACCTCCTTAACTTGCTGAAGTAGTCATGACACCAGTTGCACCAGTACCTTCTGGAATAGCCCACATCCTAACTAACCATTCACCATCTGAAGGTGCGAAGAAGTGAATCATACTTCCAGCTCCTAAAAAGTTAGTGTCAGCAGCAGCTGCAGTGTATATCAACTTAATTGAAGTTGGTGTACCTAATGTCCCCAATGTTTCTATAGAAGAGGCAGTAGCTCCATTAATAAGACCTACTACTTGTTTTGCAAAAACGGGGCTTGTGTCAACTGTGGAAGCCGCAACAACAGCAGCACCTCTTGTGAAAATAGTGGTAGCACCAGTTTGGTCTATATCTCCAGTAATTTCCATAGCAAGATGTGTACCTTTTACTGCATCTGGAAGATATACTGAACCAGCAGCTCCCCCATCATGAGCATAAGTATTCACTGCATTAGGAGCTAGAGTTGCAGCTAAAACATTAGCAGCACTCGCACTCGAAGCAGCAGAATCAGCTTCAGCATCGGTTATGGCTACAGCAGTAGCCGTTAGGTTTCCTTGATGACCAGCACAAAAATCAAGATAAGCCGGAGCTATACCTTTCCAAGCATCTAGTAAGTCATCAGCTTTGTTTTGTCCATACATTGGATTTGCCATTATTCATACCTCCTTTAAGACCAGTACGCATGAGCTTCAGGCATCTGAAACTCCATACCGGCTTCGGTTTGAATTAAGTCAACCCTACGGTCAACGCCACTGTTTTCTAAGGTTTGGACACCTACATAGATAGCCGTATCACGATTTAAACCATTACCAACAAGAGGTCTGTATGAACAATATCTCATGTTACAAGCAAGTAGTTTAACTGGGCTTCCATCTAGGTGAATATTCCGAGCTACATTCATATCACCGTAAGGTGTAGAAATAACACTAATATCAACGCCAAATACCTTCTTTTTAGCTGTCAGAGACATATCAGCTCTGAAGTTTGGTGATACTTCAAGGTTGTTACTGAAGTAACCACTTAGTTTATGTAACCAGTTATAAGTAGCAGTATCGCAGAAAAACAACGATGAATTTGCATTGTTATAACGTGGGTCTAAGTAGTTGCTCAAATCAGATAAGAAATCGTCTTGAGTTTTACTTGCATGCGTCAAACTGAACACATTACCATAACTTGATACATAATCAACAGCACCTTGTGTGTACCATTCGCTACCTGAGTCATATTGAGCACCAAACAAAATACTTTGTTCAATATCATATTTATGCTCAATCAACTTTTCACGCCAAACACGAGACCATTCATTTGGTTCATACTTTAGCACGGTAGCACGAGTAGTGTTATCCATTGCCATAGCTGTTTTCCAAATCTGAGTACGTCCGTATCCTGTCGAGTAGGGTTGGTCTTTCCAAGTTTCTGGGTAACCAGTACCTTGAGCGTGAGCACTTCCAACAACATAAGACCTATAATCTTCAAGGCCTGAACCATTGGTCTCACCCTCACCAGAGATACTTACATTATATGTAGAGTCTCCAGCAGCAGCGGCGGAATTTATTCCAGCAATAACATCATGACCAGCAGTTTTAGTCTTTACAACAGTTCCCTTGATAATAGCGGCCTCACCTTCGCCATGAGCGGTAGGTGGGTTGGTTGATTCATTTTGCAAAGTAACAGTGCTTACTTTTATGATTGCCCATGATGCGGTTTTTTGTTTAACAGATAATGATGCTGTAGCATTAGCAAAATTTATCCTTACCATTTGACCCGGCAAGTAAAATTGCGGCTGAGTTCCCTCTGCTCCAATTTTTACTTCATTACCTGAATTACCAAAAACACTTGATAGATTACCAGAGTGTTTGTAGTCAGCCATCATTTTCACATATACAGTCGTTCCTGCTGTTTCATAACTATCTAATTGAGTATCAATATCTGTACCATCCAGAGTTTCAACCCAAGTAGCATTGTCATTACTAAAAGCAACAGGGTAAGCGTATCGTTTGTGAAAAGAAGGTCTTCGTTCTGTGAATTTGAACTCGGGGTCATCTGTGGGTTTCTTTGCAAGTTTTGATACCATTCGAAAGAAAGGGTCTTGAGCTATTTGTAGTTCAGAAACTCTATCTCCAAAATTATATTTTCTGCGAAGAACACCAGTGTTGAGGTCTTGCCCGTATAGGGGCTGTCCAGTAGAACCACCAGACGAGACATCAGCAGTTGACTCGAGTTGAAATAAGTCAGCCATTTTAGCTTCCTCCTTATTTTAAGTTAAGGCACTTAGCTATTATTTAACTAAATGCCGATTCGAGTTCGGAGTCAATCCCTAAAATAGCATCAAAAACTTGGTCTTCTTCAGTTACTGAAGTAGTACCTGAACTACCAGCCCTAGCGGCTGATTGAGGTTTATTTCTTACCCTTTGCATTTGTTCTTTCATCTCTTGACGAGTTGAATTCGCAACTTGCTTGTCGCGGCCGTCTCTATTCTTTAAAAAGTAAATATCATCAAGAGTTAGTTTTCTTGATTTACTATAATCAATAAACTGACTCCATTCTTCATCCGACATATTATGTTGCTCTTTAAATGAACGTTCTGCACTTTGAGTCTCAGCAACCTTCTGCTGATTCTGCGCAAATCCAGATAGTTTTCTTTGTACTGCACCATCAATAACCGATTGAAGCACTTTCGCTGAACTAGAGTCGCCATCACTGACAGCTTCGTCTGGGTCAAATATAAAATCCTCATCAAGTCCAAGTTGTTCCTTGACACTTTTTGGGGGTTTTCCACCACCCTCAAAATAATCTCTCACATGAGAAATTAAATTAGGGTCTTGCTTCATTGCATTGAGAATAGGTACATAAGGTTCAAGTTCTTTTAGCTCTGTATTTAATTTTCGGGCTTCTACGCTTGAATCAGCATACCTTTTTTCCCAATTATGCTCTCCATTAGAATCTTCTATAGGGCTCATTTCTGAGGTTGCCTGAGATTCTGATTGTTGAACATTTCCAGCTGTGGTCTCTTCTGGCTCCAGTATCCCTTCATTCACCTTTCGGTCAAGAGCTTCAAAAAAATCGTCAGCACTAGGACTTGCACTCTCTTCAGGGCTCTCTACAAATACATCTGTATCAAGGTTGTCTGTTGTAGTTTCAGTCATAATTACTCCTTAATTTATGATATAAACTATAAATAAGTAAACTATTTTATTGCTTGCTTTTTCTTAGCGTCAGCAACCGCTAAACCTAGTTCTTTTATTTTTGTAGTTGTATCACTTTTTAGTTTGTTCCTCAGCATGCTTTGTGCAGCTTCGGTTTCAAGTAAATCTTTTTGTATTTTCATATCAGCGTTTTGTACTTTGCTCTGTATCCCAGATTGTACAAGTTGTCTCTCAAGAGTTTCAATAGTTCCTTCTCTATCAGTGACTATACCACCAAGTTCTTCGAGTTGATTTCTAAGTTGCATATATACACTCTTTCTCTTAATAATTGATTCTTTATTTCTAATATCTGTTTCAGCTATCATAGCTATATCGTCAATAAGACCAGATTGATACCATTTAAAATATTCTTCTAATAATGCCCATCTATTTAATGGTAGAGTAGAACCTCCAACAATTCTTATATCAAAATTAGAAGCTGAATAATCATTCCATTTTTCTATAGCTTCTCCAAAATCATTAAATATAGGTACATTAATCTCTACTGACTTCTCTTCATTTATATTATTTGGCTGTACAATTCTAAATACTTTATGAGCTTGATATGTGTCTTGTGCAAAATCCTTAAAAATCTTTCCTAAGTGTTCAAGTGAAGGCTCTATAATATTCTGCATCCAAGCTTTAATTCTTCTTGTCCCATATTCATCCATAGCAAGTAACCCACGATATGTCTCAGGTGAAGAACCAGTATCCCCTTGCATGGAAGAATAAATACCTGAAGTATATTCCATATCTCTTTTAGCATTTTCAGTAATGCCATAAAAAGCTGAATTTAATGGTAATGGCTGAACGGGTTGTGGTGGTGCAAAACCTTGTCTGTACTTTAACAAAGCACCGGGGGATGATGAGTATTTCTCCCATTCTTCTTCAGGTACAGAACCTTCTTCATACATCCATCTTAAATTAGAAGCTAAGTTAGCATTATGAATCATAATCTGGTGAGCTTTATTTAATTCTCTTTGCTTACCTACTAATGGAGATACAGCTCCTAATGCATATGGAGTTCCTGTATGTTGATATACAAATGGGACTATTGGGTACTCTTTAACTTGTAGAATACTTTCATATAAAAGTTTATCACCAACAACTATACAAAGCTTAATTCTATTTTCATAAAATTTTACTGCATCAACAATATTAACTATTAAGTTTTCATCTTCTTTCATTAAGTTGTATTCAAATTCTGTTACAACTCTGTTCTCAACTCTTGTCCTTGATTCTTCCATCTGACTTAATAAAACAATCTTTCTTTGTTGTATTTCATCATTCATAGATTTTTGAGCTTTTTCTATTTCAAGAAGAGCTCTTTCTTCTATCATTTCACCTTTCTGAACGGCCTCTGCTAATTGCAGTTTTTGTTCTTCTAACTGAACTGCCATCTCTTTTTTAAGACTTGATAAAGTTTCTTCTACTTGCTTTTGTATTTCTTGCATCTCTTGTGGAGAAGGAGGCATATTTACAAATAGATTCATATAAGCAATTTTTTCTTTAAAGTATGATTCGTAGTAATCTATAATTTCATCATCATCACCATCTTTAGTGTATGCTGAACTTCTGACATCTGCATTAAATATGATTTCACTATCAACCATATCTCTCTGACTATAATTATTATTTGAGAGATTGCTTGGATTTGCTTTTTTAATTTTTCTTTTATCATCTGGGAACAATCTCATTAATTGTTCTTTAGGCATATCTTTTTTAACAATTATATAACTAGCATCCCTAAATAAAAAGTCTCTTGACGTTGGGTCAACATAAACATCGAATGGATTTACTGAATTAAATACAACTTCTCCCATACCTCTATCTTGGTCAGGGTCAACATCTACTTGCATATATCCTATGCCTTTTACAAGAGCGTCTTGTATTACACTTGAATAGATACTATTCCCATTTGAATTATACCAGCAATAATCAGCTATATCAGAATGAAGAGCAGCTACATCTGAATCACTTCCTTCAGAACCAACTGCCTGCCATCTTGGATTGTTAGCTGTGGCAAAGAATTTCATCATTTCAATAACGGGAGTTATTCTATTAATAACAAAATCAGGCATACCACCAGATTGTAAATCTTCTTTTTCGCTAGCAGTTAACTGGTCACCTAAAAAGAATTCATAACTCTTTTGAGAATCAGTTTCCCACTTTTGTCTTTCTGTTGAATTTGACTTCCTGAAAAGGTCGACAATATTATCTACTAATTTTTTTGACTGTCGTGCCATTAATCTCTAATCTCTACATGAACTAAGTCATCAAAGTTATTATCTGCTATCTCTCA